GGGATACGTACACCAGACGGGGTGCGTTGGGAAGATTCCACAATCAACACGGATGAGATGGACGAAATGTTGGCAGAGTTATAAACACACTCTGCCTCTGGGCAAACGCAAGGCAGGGGTGAGCAACAATTCGGATGATCTTTGATTCATGCCGTGGATAACTGCTCTTTATGTTTGGAGACCTCTTGTACTGCTGATATCCTAGGATATCTGAAAAGACAGTTTTGAAGTTGTAAGTCCCAGATCATGTGTGTGTTAATAAAAGACAGAGGGGCAGTAATATGCCCCTTTTTCCTTACCCTTGATGCCCCCAAGCGATTTGAAAAACAGCTAAGTCCCTAACCTACAAAAGTATCCAGACGACAGATAAATATATTTTGAAAATGGTTTTTTAAAACCCCTAAACCCAAAAAAATTTTCCTGGTAAAAAATGCCCCAAAAAGTTGATTATACAGACTACGATAAAATCCTCGCAAACTTTGATTCGTTCTGCGATGACTTTGAAAGTCGTGCGTCCAACGCCTATCTAAAAGGAGACCAAAATGATGGAAGAGTTACAAAAGAAATTGAACGAGCAGGAAACAACACTCCTATGGCTGTCAGAGAAGTTGACGAGCCTGGACCAACGGATCTCGCAGATGGAGCGACCCACTTTGATGTACCATCGTCCGACGTCTGAGGATTACGAGACGATATCACAAACACTGGACTATCTACATAATAATGTAGAGGGTATTAAACAAGATCTACTAAAAGTCGCAAAGGCAGTGTAATGGGACAACCTGTAGCAAGAGAAGGAGACGAAGTTGACACAGGACATGGATGTGATGTCACTACAAATATTGCTGAAATAAACTCAGCAAGTCGCAGAGTGGTTATCTGTGGAAAAGATGTTGCAGTGAAGGGAGATCCTATGGATTTCCATACTATCACTAATCCTGCACCACCACCAGCTCCTCCATGCATTACTCATGTTGGTGCAGTCATCAATGAAGGATCTGCAAAGGTCTTAGTAGGTGGGAAACCAATTGCCAGAGTTGGCGATAGTGCTGATCTTGGCACAATCAATTCAGGTTGTTCTACAGTCCTTGCAGGTTGACAGAACCTGTGTTATAATTTTAAAGTATTTAAAAGGTATTAATGGCACAAATAAAATCATCTCTGAGTGGGCAGTCGTTTATTGAACCGACACCCAAGAAGTCTCGTCAGGGTACTGGGAAGCATTCAAAGTATTCTGCGACTTCAGCGAATGGGAAGAGAAAGAGATATAGAGGTCAAGGGAGGTCATAATGGCATTCTTAATTTCTATAATGTCTTTTGCGAATTTTGTATTCTATCCTCTTGTGATAGGATGCATCATTGCGTTTATTATTGAGTCTATCTTCAGATCACAGCAGAATGCTCCGAATGTTCTTAGAGCTATGGCAATCAGAAAGTATTTCTGGAGGCAAGCATGGTTATTCAACATCATCTGGTTTGTTGGATACATTATACTCATGTTTACTATGAGAGGACAGCAAACACAAATGCCTGATATGATCTGGCAAGGATAACTTTTCTCCGAGAGGCGAAAACGCCGACCTAAATATTACTATTCCTCTTATTATATCATGTACCAAGCATTGCCTAAAGAGCTTCATGTAAAAGATAGTCCTATAGCAGGGCAAGGTCTCTTTGCAAGGGAAGACATAGATGCAATGATGTATCTTGGTATATCTCACGTAGTTGTGAATGAAGACATCATGAGAACTCCTCTAGGAGGTTTCGTAAACCACAGTGAAGACCCCAATTGCGTGAAATGGTATGAACAGGAAGAATGGGGGAAGATCTATCATATGAAGACGATTAAACCCATTAAGAAGGGTGAGGAGATCCTTCTTAAATATACGTTCTATTCCGTAACCTAATGGCACTACCAGAAATCCCTTATGATGAATGGTTTGACCCTAAGCACAAATTTGAACCCCACCCTTACGATAACTGGCCAAAGGCAACTGATAAAGAAAAAAAGTATAAAGATGTTGAAGCTAAAATATCTTTACATGAAAAGATGTATCGTATAGCAATAGAAAACCATAACCCTTTAGGATCTGAGGGGTTTCATACAGGAGTATAATATGATTAATGATTTCTTAGATAACCTTGCTGCTAAACAATATTTAAAAATGCATAACGAAAAAGAACTTATCACTGAAGTAGAAAGTGATACCTATCAACGTAAAAAGGGTAAGAGAAAGAATTCAAGTGAAGGAGAAATCTTTGAAAAAGAAGATTATTGCGAAGGAGAGTTTATACCAGGTTTCCACGACTAGTGATAAATAGAAACAGCCTTGCTGTGTCTAAATGCCTACCTTTCAGACATTTAAAGATCTGAGTATTACATTCAAGAAACATCCTGTATCCAATGATTTGGTGCAGGTGAAAGATAAGGCAGCTATTGTGCAAGCGATTACTGCCTTAATTTTGACGTATAAGGGGGAAAGACCATTTCAACCTGAATTGGGATGCGATGTTAAGAATATGTTGTTTGAACCATTAGATTATGGTTCTGCAGTATTAATTAAGTCTGCTATCCGAGAAACTCTTGTTCGTTATGAACCTAGAATTGATATAGACAATATTGTTTGTACACCAGATTATGATACTAATGGTTACCAAGTTGAATTGGCATATACCATTATTGGTAGAGAGGACGCACCCATAGCTGTAGAATTCTTCTTAGAGCGTACACGATAATGCCTTATACTCAGGTTGCCAATTTAGACTTTGAGGATATCAAAGTTGCTCTCAAAGATTACATGAGAGCACAAACAGATTTTACTGATTATGATTTTGAAGGATCGGCATTATCCAACCTAATTGACGTATTAGCATATAATACGTACTATACAGCGTTTAATACTAATATGGTAGTCAATGAGTTATTCATTGATTCTGCCACTTTAAGAGACAACGTAGTAGCGATTGCGAAGCAACTAGGGTACAGACCCAAAAGTGCTACCTCTCCTACTGCGTATGTCTCTTTTAATGTGACTTATACTAACCCAACAACTGATACAGAGATAACTCTTAAGAAAGGAACAGGATTTATTGCCACTTATGACAATAATGTGTATCAGTATGTTACACTTGATGATGTAAAAGGACAGGTTGTTAATGATGTTGCAACATTTACTGACATTCCACTTAAAGAAGGAACACAACTTGTCAATACATTCACTGTTAATTCATCATTAAAGAGTCAGAGATTCATTCTTGACAACCAAAATATTGATACCAACACAATTAGAGTTAAAGTATACCCAACTGGAGGTAGCTTTAATGAACCATATCTTATAGCAGATAACATTTTAGGTATTGATGGCACTTCAAAAGTATTTTTCCTTGATGAGATTGAAGATGAGAGATATGAGATCCTAGTGGGTGACGGGGTTCTTGGTAAAAAGTTAGATAACAATACAAGAATTGAAGTTTCTTACTTGACAACATCAGGTCCAGAGAGTAATGGAGTAAGAACGTTTGTCTTCTCTGGTGTATTAGAGAACGTAAATGGAAGTACCCCTGCTCTTAGTGTTAGTGTAACTTCTGCAGTTGCAGCTGCAGGCGGTGAGGAGATTGAAAACACTGCTAAGATCAAATACACAGCTCCTAAGGCATACGGCACACAGGAGCGTGCAGTGACCGCACAGGACTATGAGGCAATTGTACGTCAAGTGTATCCTGCAACTAGTGATATCATTATTTTTGGTGGTGAAGATCAAGATCCACCTGAGTATGGTAAGGTATTCATTTCATTAAAACCAAAAGATGCAAGTTACATTACATCTTTGACTAAGAATCAAATTGTAAAGGAATTGAAGAAATATGTTGTTGCATCTGTAGAACCTAAGCTAGTTGATCCTTCTATTCTCTTTGTTGAGATGACTAGTAAGATCTATTACAATGGATCTTCTACTGATCAAACAGTATCACAGATTAGAGACAAGGTTATTACTGGTGTGCAGTCTTATCTTGATACTTCCGATACTGAAAAGTTTAATGGTAAGTTTAGACATAGTAAGATGGTAGGTGTAATTGATGATGTAGATCGTAACATCAATTCTAATTTAACTTCTGTTACAATGAGAAAGGATTTTTATCCTTCTCTTAATTCTACCTTCTTTTATGAAGTGTGTTTTCAAAATGAATTTGATCAGGACTGTGATGATCCAGTCTTGTCTACCACTGGGTTTAGAGTAACTGAGTATCCTAATTTTGACGTTTATCTAGAGGATAGATCTGGTAAAATTGTCCTATATAGACTAGATAGCGTAACTGGTGAAAAGGTTGTCCTTGACAAGGAAGTTGGCGATATTGATTATGTGAAAGGTGAATTGATGATGTATGACTTAACTATCATTAAAGGTAGTTTCTTTGATAATCGCATTTCTGTTAGGGTAAAACCCAAATCCAACGATATCAAGGCACTCCGTGAGGTTTATCTTGACGTTGATGTTGCTAATTCATCGTTCACTGCATACAAAGAGTAAAGTAAATGCCTGCTGTAAAAACCAAGAGAATTTCCACTCTAATTGAAACGCAGCTTCCAGCTTTTATTACTGATGAATATGAACTCTTTAGTAAGTTCGTTCAAAAGTATTATGAAGCACAGGAGGTACAAGGTGGTACGCTGGATATTATCAGCAATCTACAAAAATATGCAGATATAGATTATTATGAACAAAATCTTCTTAGACAGTCTGATATCTTGGACACTGGTATTTCTGCTAGTGATGATACAATTGTACTACAAGATGCGACGAGCTTTCCAAAGAAAAACGGATACGTAAAAATTAATGATGAGATTATCTTCTACGGATCTAGAACAGATACCCAGTTAAATGAGTGTTCTAGAGGCGTTAGTGGAAATACCTCACTTGGAGACCTATATGAATCTAGCACCTTCTCTAGTACCACTGCGGCGGCACACAGTGCAGGTGAGAATGTATATAACGTAAGTAATCTATTCTTATATGCATTTGTAAAGAATTTTGAGAATCAGTACCTAGGTTCTTTCCCTGAAAAGTATCTAAGAGGAGAAGTAGACAAAAGAACTCTTATTAAGAACATTCAGAAGTTCTACAAAGCTAAGGGAACTAAAAGTTCTATTCAATTCATTTTTAATACTGTTGTTGCTAAAGATAGTAGTAACAAACCAGAAGTATACAAACCGAGAGATTTTACTTATAAGTCATCAGATTCTGATTGGATTAATGTTTATGCATTAAAGTGTAAGGTTGTTAGTGGTGATCCTAAGAATTTAATTGGTAGTAAGATTATCCAGACTTCTACAGCAGAATATGGTTATGCAGATGCCTTTGTAGATAATGTAAATTCTGATGGTACATCAGATAATGAACAGATCTATAATATTGTTCTAGCTCCAGAAACCGTTAATGGTGCATTTGCAATCTCAACTAAAACTAAGCTTGTAAAAACCCTGTCAGGGACTGCAATCTCAGGGGATAGAATTGATGTATCTTCTACTATTGGATGGGAGAATACTGGATCCGTATTAATTGGTGATGAGACTATTACATTCAGTCAAAAAAATGTAACCCAATTTATTATTGACAAAAGACAAGCACAAGGAGCTACAGTTCATTCTACTGGAGCATCTGTTTACAAACCAGTTACAATTTCTGGAAATGGTGTAACACTATTAACATTTGGTGTTGTTTATAATTTAAAACCACAAGATTTACAACCATACTCTAGTCCTGGAGATAATATTGAAATTTCCAATCCAGGTTTTGAAACTGATGATCCTAAAATAGTTAAAGTTGGTACAAAAGATACTAGATGGGTTTTTAATTCTGGTACTGCACCTCTCATTCCAACACTACCATCTATTCAATCATCCTTGAGTCAGTTAACTACTGATGTATCTTCTATTTTTGAGGATGACCAATATTATTACATCACAAGTTCTAGTTATCCATCATACAAGATATTAGATGGATCAACTGTAAATGAAAATCTTCTTGATCAAAGAATACTTCGTATCATTAGGAAGCAAGCAACAAGAACTACAGAGATCTATCAAACTCCTAGGAGAGATATTGGCATCCTTCTAAACGGTGTCCCTGTCTACGGTTTTAGGGATCACGATAGTATTCGTTTTGGTAAACTGGAAGAAATTAAAATTGATACTCAAGGAAGAGGATATAATAAACCTCCTTTTGTATTAGTTGATCAGGTTCCAAATAAAGCAAGAGCTGTTCTTTCTGGTCAAGTTGTTGAAAGGATTATTGTTGATACTGAAGATATTTTCCCAAGAACTCCAGATATTACTATTACCTCTGGTCGTAATGCATCTGTTCGTGCAGTTGTAACTGGTGGTAAAGTAACAAGTTTAATACTTGACAATCCTGGTGAATTTTATTCTTCTCCACCAACTGTAAGAATTTCAGATACTGCTGGTAGAGGAAGGTTTGCTGATTATGAAGCAGTTGTTAATACTGATGGAAATATTACTGGATTTAACAAACGTGCTGAAGGAAATTTTTATAATCAAAATACTGTTAGGGTAGATATCATTCCTGTTGGTGAAGAGGCATCTGGTATCCCTTTATTGAAAGAGTGGAACTTTAATAGATTTGATAAATTAGAAAACAAGCTGGATACTGAGTATGGTTATATTTTCCAGAATTATAATAATGCATTAGATTATGGTTATGGTCATATTGCTAACCCTAAAGCTTTACGTGTTGAACTTAATGACAACATAAACATTGCAGGAACTGAACCTACTACAAAGACACACTCACCAATCCTAGGATTTGCTTATGATGGTAATCCTATTTACGGTCCTTTTGGACATCAAGATCCATTAGATTCTACTTCATCAATTGTGAGAATGACTTCTGGATATTCTTTGAGTGGAAGTCGCTCTAATGGTCCTTCGTTATCTGAATACCCTCTCGGTAGTTTCAATAACGATTATACTTACACTCATAAGAGTGGCACACTAGATCAAAACAATGGAAGATTTACAGTTACCCCAGACTTTCCAGAAGGAACTTATGCTTATTTCATTACTATTGATAGCAATCAAGTACCGCAATATCCA